TGATGATATCATACTTTGTTTTGACATGGATCAGGCAGGACAGAAAGCATTGAGGGACTGCATTAAGATTATCCCCACTGCTAAAGCTGTTACTCTGCCACTCAAGGATGCCAGTGATATGCTGATAGCTGGTCGTAGTGCAGAGTTGTTTGACCTGGCTGTTTGGAATGCACAGCCCGTACGCATGGGTGAGGTTGTTGACGTAATAGACGTAATAGAAAAGGCTATGGAACGCCCGCAGATGGGTATCCCATTTCCTTGGCCTACTGTAACTAAGGCTTGTTTTGGTATAAGACCACACACCATTCACTGCGTAGGTGCAGCACCTAAGATTGGTAAGACGGATCATCAACATCAACTGGTTCACCACCTGATCTTTAACGAGAAAGTCAGGGTTGGTATGTTTGACCTTGAGAACAGTCCTGTAAGAACTGCTAAGAAGTTAGCAAGTAAACACGCTAAGGTAGATTTCACCAGACCTGACAAAGAATACTCAGATGAGCTATTGAGAAGCACCCTACTCTCAATGAATGGTATGGTTAGGTTCTATGATCGTGGAGCAAGTCGTGATTGGGATGATATCAGGGTGGCAATGCAGGAAATGCACTTGCTTGATGGTATCAATATCTTTATCCTTGACCCACTTACTGCACTGGTCTCTCGTTATTCTTCGTCTGAAGCTAATGACAAGCTGAACGAGATAGCAACAGATATGGCTGACCTTGTCCAGTCTTACCCGATTACTCTATTCTGTTATTCCCATGTAAACCCAAAACCAAAAGGTTCTAAACCACACGAAGCAGGGGCTAAGGTATTGAGCAGTGAGTTCACTGGTTCAAGAGCTATGGAGAAATGGTTTCACTATGGCCATGGGATTAGTAGGGATCGTACGGACGACTGCCCTGAAGAAAACAAAAATATGTCCCAGTTTTATATGTTGTTTGATCGTGAGTATGGACAGACTTATAACTGTGATGTGTTCTTTGACGAAGCAACTGTTACTTACCTTGAGCCTAAGAAGGGGTGGTAAATGGCTGACTACATAATTGATATTGAAACGGACGGAATAGATGCTACAAAAATACATTGCATGGCTGTTAGAGAAGAGTCTGGGCACATTCAGGTTCATACAGTATACGACGACATACGCTCTTTTCTGGGTTCTCTTCGGGATAGTGACAGGATTATTGGTCATAACTTTATCCGCTATGACTGGCCTGTCCTATCTAGGATCCTTAAGGTCGAGACTAAAGCGTTCATTGTAGACACCCTTGCCTTGTCATGGTACTTGTATCCAGATGTAGTAAAGCATGGTCTTGAACAATGGGGAGAAAGATTCGGTATTGCCAAGCCAAAGATTGACGACTGGGAAAACCTTGATATCGGAGAGTATTGCAGACGTTGTGTTGAGGACGTAAAGATCAACACTATGCTTTGGGAAAAGCAGTCAGAGTACCTTTCAAACCTTTATAACGATGCTAATCCTGATCGTGTTATTCGTTACCTTTCGTTGAAGATGCATTGTGCTGCCTTGCAAGAGAAGTCTAGGTGGAAGCTGGACGTTGAGAAAGCTAAGTCGTTACTACAGCAGCTTGAAAGTTCTTATCAGGGATCAGTTGACACATTGTTTGCTGTAATGCCTGAAGTAAAGAAGATCAAGAAGTGCAAGCGTCCAGCAAAGCCATACAAGATTGATGGTTCTCTTTCTGTTACTGGACTAAGGTGGAAAGAAATAACCGAAGAGGCTGGGAAAGACTTTGACACAAAAGAAGCTATCGAAGTTGTGGTTGGAACAGAACAACCTAATCCCGGAAGTGTTCAGCAATTAAAGGACTGGCTTAAGAGTTTGGGCTGGAAGGCTGAGACATTTAAGTTCTCAAAACAAACAGGCAAAGCAGTAGAACAAATCAAGAACAACGATGGAAGTCTGTGCAAGTCAGTAACTAAGATGTTTGACAAGCACCCTGAACTTGCTCACCTTGAGACTATGACTGTAGTTAAGCATAGAATAGGATTGGTAAAGGGCTTCCTTGATAACGTAGACTCAGACGGACATGTAAAGGCCCAGATACAAGGGTTCACTAACACGCTGAGATTTAAACACACTGTCTGTGTAAACATTCCTTCAAGCCGTAAGCCGTATGGTGCTGAGATAAGATCACTACTTACTGTTCGTAGTCCAGACAATATACTTTGTGGCTCAGACATGGCATCACTTGAGGATCGCACTAAGCAGCATTATATGTGGGACTACGATCCACAGTACGTTAAGGAGATGATGACACCCGACTTTGATCCACACCTTGACCTTGCATTGTCTGCGGGTGTATTGAATAAACAAGAGGTAGCAGATTATAAGGCTGGGTTTCAGCCTGAAGATATAGTTAAGATCAGGCATATATACAAGGGCGGTAACTATGCCTGTACTTATGGTGCTGGGGTGGCTACCCTTTCTCGTCAACTAGGTATCAGTCAGGAAGATGCTAAGACAGTACGAGAGGCATACTGGAAACGTAACTGGTCTTTGGAAACCATTGCTGACAACGTAGGAATACGAAGAATAGAAGGCGACAAGATGTGGCTATGGAATCCTGTTGCAAAGATCTACTACCACCTTAAAACTGATAAAGATAAGTTCAGTACATTAAATCAAGGCACTGGGACATTCTGTTTTGATATGTGGGTTGCTTATATCATTCAGGAAAGACCACAACTTACAGCACAGTTCCATGACGAAGTAATCTTAGAACTAAACGAAACCAAACAAAATGATATAAAGGAGTTATTAAACAAGTCTATACAAAAAGTCAACAAATTGTTACACTTAAATCGTGAGTTAGAATGCGACATAAAGTTCGCTAAAGATTATTCTGAAATCCACTAAGGAGATTATCATGGCTTTTGAACGAGCAATGAGTCAAGAAGTATCTAGCAGTAAAACCGAATACTCAAACCTTGAACCTGGTGAATATGAAGGAAGGCTGGTGTATGTAGCTGACCTTGGTATGCAGGAACGAAACTATGCAGGGGAAGAGAAACCACCATGCCAACAGATCTCACTCTGTGTTGAGATTCTTAATAACACTGTAACTATTGATGGCAAAGAAGCACCACGCATTTTGTGGACTAAGCCTTTTAATATCTTCCGTACTATGTCTGGACTTGGCAAAGAACTTGAATACTACAAAGCATTCAAACCATCAGCAGAAGAAGATCAGGTTGCTGACTGGGAATCCGTACTGGGTATTCCATGTACTGTAGTGATTAAGAACAAACAAGTACAAGACAAAGTATACGATGAGGTTGCAGGTCTTGCTCCTATTCCAGCTAAGTACCGAGACTCAGTAAGTAAGTCTAGTTTTACAGATCAATGTTTGGCTGGTGCTGGGGATAGCGATAGCCCTGCAATCAAGTCTCTGTTTGGGTTGGCTAGGTACATTCATGAGAAGCGTATTACTGAATCAAACAAGCCAGAACTTAAGGCTGTGCAGTCAGGCGCACATGAAGAGTTTGATGACGACGTCCCATTCTAAGGATTGTTACAATGAAACTTCTGATTGATGGCGACCCTATTGTTTATCGGATAGGGTTCGCTTGCCAAAGTACGAACAAGGAAACGGGGTTGGTTACGGCTGACCCCGATTCGTTTACGCTACATAGTTGTAAGTTGTTTGTAAATGGAATCATCAAGGATACGCAATGCGAATCCTATAAGATATTCCTAACTGGTAAAAACAACTTTAGACATAAGATTAGGAGTGACTACAAAGAAAACAGATCAGGCTCAAAGAAACCCTATCATTACGAAAACATTAGGGGCTATCTGATTGAGTACTATGACGCACAGGTTGTAGACGGAATGGAAGCTGACGATGCAATGGCGTTACTCCAGACTGACGATACCGCAATAGCCACCATTGATAAAGACTTGTTGATGGTTCCCGGCCTTCACTATAACTACATTAAGAAAGAGTGGAAAGAAGTAACAGAGGAATCTGGTACTAAGTTCTTTTACACTCAGATGTTAACTGGTGATAAGGTTGATAACATTATTGGAATCAATGGTATTGGCCCTAAGAAAGCTGAGAAACTATTGTCTGATAACGACAGGGAAACTTGGGACAATCTGGTTATTGATCTGTACATTGAAGAGTTTGGTGAAGACGGGTTCCAAAGAGCAGTTGAGAACAGCCACCTGCTATGGATGTTACAACGCGGTAGAACAATACCAATGGATTTTCATAATGCCAACCAGAAAGAAAGCAGTAAGCAGAAAGAAAGCAGTAAACAGCAAGTACAGGAGTAGTTTAGAGGCTAAGTTTGCAGCGAATAACAGTGGCAAGGGTTATCAGTACGAACCATTCTCAGTGCCATACGTTATGAAACGAAACTATAAGCCTGATTTTGTACTGGATGATGTCCTGATCGAATGTAAAGGTTTCTTTCGTCCTGGTGACACCTTAAAGTACAAATCAATACGGGATAGCTTGCCAGATTATGAGTTAGTTTTTGTACTCTCTGATCCAAATAAGAAAGTACGCAAAGGAAGTAAACTAACAATGGGCCAGTGGTGTGAGAAGGAAGGAATAAAACACTTCACTGTTTACGAAGACAAGAAGTTAGATAACTACATACAAAGTAGGAGGAAGCATGAAGATAGCAGTGATACCTGACTGTCAGGTCAAGGATGGTGTACCAATAAACCATCTTGAATGGGCTGCAAAGTATATCGTAGACAAGAAACCAGATGTGATTGTAAACCTTGGTGACTTCTGGGATATGCCTTCACTTAGTAGTTACGATAAAGGAAAGAAGGACTTTGAAGGTCGTAGGTACAGTAAGGATGTAGAGTCAGGGAACAGAGCAATGAACTTGTTTCTTGCACCAATCAAGAAAGAAATCCAAAGGCTAAAACGAAACAAGAAAAAGGGTTGGAAGCCAAGTCTTGTGTTTCTGCTTGGTAATCACGAACAACGGATAGAGCGTGCTGTAGATGCCGATGCCATCTTAGAAGATGTGATTGGTTACCGCGATCTTAACCTGTCTGATTGGGAAGTGTTTGATTACCTTGAGCCTGTAATGATCAATGGCGTAGGGTTCTCTCATTTCTTTACGTCTGGTGTTATGGGTAGGCCGGTATCCAGTGCCAGGGCTATGATTACCAAGAAACACATGAGCTGTGTTATGGGCCATGTGCAGGACAGAGACATAGCATTTAGCAGAAGGGGTGATGGTACTGCTATTACTGGTATCTTTGCTGGGATCTTCTATCAGCACAGTGAGGGGTATCTAGGACACCAAGGAAACAATAATTGGTCTGGTATCTGGATGCTTCATGAGGTTGATAACGGAAGTTTTGATGAGATGCCTGTTTCGTTAAGGTTCCTTAAAGACAAGTATTCAGATAACAAAAGGAAAACAAAATGCAAATAGTATTTATGGCTGAATATGGACTGACACCAACCTTTAAGCCACTATCTTTTAGCAAAGAATTTGGAAGAATTTTGTTATTTGGTCTACCATTGTTTGGCTTCTGGTTGCCTTACATTGGGTTTACCACTTTATTTATTGACGAATCAGAAATAGAGGGGGAAGTAGAAGTAGAATGTTTCTTAGTACAGTTTGTACTATTTGGTTTTTTTATTGTTTATAACTTATTGGAGAAAGAATAATGGAAAATGATTTAAGTCAACTTAAAAAGATGGAAACTAAAGATTTATTGGGCTTTCCTATTAGGGAGAAGTTGTACTCTGGCGAGGATGCTTACTTTAAACAGAACCCCAATGTTGGTGGTATGGCGGCAGAAGATAACTCTATAATACTTAATCCCTATTCAAGTGGCAAGGTTAATCAAGGTGCTGTAGCTAAGAATGAGGCACTAAGGTTGTTACTAAGGATTAAAAAACCCAAGTTAGACTTTGAATTAACCCCATCACAAATAAGACAGTTT